AAGGGATCTGCTACTGCAAGAATACCTCAAACTGATGTTACTCCTTTAAATGTAACATACAGCCAGGTAACTGCAACTATGTCAGATTACAATGCTGCTGAATACAGCGATATTTTTCATCAAGCAAAAGTTAATTTTGATGAAAGATCAGAGCTTGTTCAAGTAGTATCAAAAGCAATCGGTAGAAGAATAGACCAATTAGTCATAGATGCTCTTAATGGTGCGTCTGGTGCATCAACAGTTGCAAAAACTGTTGTTACATCTGGTTCTGCTGCATCATCAAACTTGAATGTTGGAAAGTTAATAGCTGCGAAAAAAGCTCTTGACGCAAAAAATGTTCCTTTCGATGATCGTTGCATAGCTGTTCATGCTAACAATTTAGCTGGACTTCTAGGTGATGAAAGAGCAGTAAGTGGTGACTTTGCATCTATCAAAGCTCTTGTTTCTGGTGAGATCAATACTTTCATGGGAATGAAATTTATTGTTCTTGGCGACAGAGATGAAGGTGGTCTACCATTAACATCAAACGACAGAAGTGTTTTTGCGTTCCACAGATCAGCAATAGGTATGGCTGAAAACATGGCACAAAAAACAGAGATTAACTATGTTCCGGAAAAAACTTCGTTCCTAGTTAATTCAATGTTTAGTGCCGGTGCAGTATCTATAGATGATGAAGGTATCGTTAAAATAACTTGTGACGAAAGCTAATAGAGGAGGATATTAATTATGGCTTATGATAAAACAAACCTACAACCGATAGGTGGACAAAGTAAAGCTGGTATTGCTCCTCAAATGTGGAGTTACACAGCTCCTGGATCTGATACTTTAGCTGACATTAATACATCTGGATATTTCAATAGTGCATCCGATGTTTTAAAAGTTGGTGATCTTATTCACATCTGGGATAGTTCTGTACCTACTTCAAGTTTGGTAACTGTGTTATCGAATGCGAGTGGTGTAGTTGATGTATCTGATGGAACAGCTCTATCAGTTGCTGACGCAGACTAATAATAGAATAGAGGAGGCCCTTATGGGCCTCTTCTACAATTAGGAATTTTTATATGGCAAGTGGTGATACAAATATAACAATCTGCAACCAGGCATTAAATTTGCTGGGAGCTGATACAATAAGTTCATTTAGCGATACATCTAATGATGCTGCTGCTGTATGTAATAATATTTACGAAACTGTTAAAAGACAAACTCTGTCAATGTACCCTTGGAGTTTTGCTCTAACAAAATTACAATTAACTAAATCTGGAACATCACCAATAGGTGAGTGGGATAATAGATTTGATTTGCCTTCAACAGCTGTAGCTGGTCAAGCATTTCAAGTTTATAATTCAAAAGCAAATTTAGCTGTACCAATAACAAGTTACGAATTACAATACACTTCTTCTGGCCCAGCTATTTATACAAACGAAGAAACAATTTTTATTGATTATATTACAAGTGCAATTACAGAAGGTTTGATGCCTTCATATTTTGTACAACTACTTGTTTATATGATGGCCTGGCATTTAGCTGAACCGGTAACTGATCAAATAACAAAAGCAGATTATTGGAAAGTTGTAGCATTAGGTACACCATCTGAAAATGGCAGAGGTGGATATTTTAGATCAGCAAGTAATGCTGATGGCAGAGGCAAACCTAGCTATGCTATCCATGAATTTCCATTAACAGATGTTAGATAATGAGCAGAGCTGTATCTATACAAACAAATTTTACTACAGGGGAAATAGATCCTTTATTAAAATCTAGAATAGATATTGATCAATATTATAATTCTTTAGAACAAGCTCGTAATGTAGTTATTCAGCCACAAGGTGGTATTACTCGTAGACCAGGACTACAATACATTTCAACAATACCTTCTGCTGCTAATCCACAAAATGGATGTAGATTAGTTCCTTTTGAATTTTCAACTACACAAAGTTATATGTTGTTATTTGTACATAATAGAATGTACATTTACAAAGATAAAGTTTTACAAACAAACATTAATGGAACCGGTAATGATTATCTTGTTACTGCTATTGGATCTTCTAATTTATCAACTATTGATTATGCTCAATCAGCAGATACATTAATTGTTGTCCAGGAGGACATGGCCCCTAAACAAATTAAAAGAGGAGCTAGTCATACTACCTGGACTATTGCAGATATTAGTTTTGAGTACATACCAAAGTATGCATTTAGTTTATCTACATCAAATCCTTCAGCAACATTAACTCCTTCAGCTGTAGATGGTAATATAACATTAACTGCTGGATCTTCTGTTTTTGCATCTAGTAATGTTGATGATTATGTTGAGGCAGCAGATGGAATTGGTAGAGCTAGAATAACAAGATTTGTTTCTGGTACTGTTGTAGAGGCTATTGTTGAAATACCATTTTTTAATACTTCAGCTATTGCAAGTGGATCTTGGTTACTTGAAGTAGATTATGTAGATGCCTGGAGTGCTACTTATGGATACCCTAGAACAGTAACATTTCATGAAGGAAGATTATATTTTGGTGGATCTAAATCTAGGCCCAATACAATTTTTGCATCAAGAGTAGGAAGATTTTTTGATTTTAATCCAGGTGAAAGTTTAGATGATGATGCTATAGAAGTTACATTAAACACAGGCCAGGTTAATGCTGTTACAGGATTATTCTCTGGTAGAGATTTACAAATCTTTACTAAAGGTGGTGAATTCTTTTTACCACAATCAGATCTTGATCCAATCACACCAGGCAATGTTGTAATACAAGGTGCAACTAAAAGAGGATCTAAAGAAGGTATTAAGCCTGTAGGAGCTGAAAGTGGTACAATGTTTATACAAAGATCTGGTAAATCATTAAGAGAATTTTTATTTAGTGATGTAGAGTTATCTTACATATCAAATAATATTTCTTTATTATCTTCTCATTTACTTGTTACTCCAACAGATCTAGCATTAAGAAAAGCAACATCTACTGATGATGGTGATTTATTGTTAATTGTTAATACTGATGGATCTCTTGCAACTTATTCAATTTTAAGAGGTCAAAATGTTATAGCTCCTTCTTTGTCATCTACTGATGGTGAATTTGTAAAAGTTGCTGTAGATGTAGATACAATTTATTTTGTAATTAAAAGAACAGTAAACTCTAATACAGTTTATTATATTGAAACTTTTAATGATGATAATACTACTGACAGCAATAAATTATTAACTAGCTCTGCTGGTACATTACCAAACTCATCTACAATAACTAAAGCTGTTACTGTACAAAGTGTTTCTGGATCAAATAAATATTTTATAGATGGAGTACAACAAGCAACACTTAATTTGTATGAAGGTCATACTTATAAATTTGATCAATCAGATAATTCTAACTCTGGCCATCCATTAAGATTTTATTTAGATGCAAACAAAACTACAGCTTACACAACAGGAGTAACTACAAGTGGAACACCTGGATCTTCTGGGGCCTACACACAAATCGTAGTAGCTAGTGCAGCTCCTACTTTACATTATCAATGTTCATCTCATGCAGCCATGGGAGGTGTAGCCAACACTCCTAGTGGTGCATCTATAACAGGATTAACTTATTTAGAAGGTAAAACAGTTAAAGTGATAATTGATGATGCTATGGCAGCAGATGCTACAGTTGCCTCTGGAGCTATAGTAGTTAGCACATTGCCAACAAGTTATATTGAAATAGGATTAAATTATACACCAACTGTTAAAACAATGCCGGTAGAATTAAAATTACCAAGTGGTAATACAGTAGGACAAAAGAAAAGAATAGTAGAGGCATCAGCATTATTATACCTTTCACAAAATTTAACTTTAGATGCTAAAGAGTTTCCATTTACAGCAGCAACTTTTTTTACAGGAAAGAAAAGAAGAAAACCAATGTTAGGTTATGATCGAGAAGGTCAACTAACATTTAGTCAATCAGCTCCCCTTTTCTTTACTTTATTAGGTGTGGAGTATAAAGTGAGTGTAGGACAATAATGGCAAACCCTTGGGCAATCATTGGAGTAATATCAAGTATAGGTAAGGCCTATGCTACTTTGTATTCAGCAGCTGCTACTAAAGCTAGTCTAGATGCTAAAGCAGATATATCTGCATTACAATTTAAAGAAAGAAGAATTGAATTTAAAGAACAAGGTGTTGAGGCATTAAAAGAAACTAATAAGGCATTAGGTACTATTGTTGCAAGAGGTGCAGCTGGTGGGGCCTTAACAAACGAAGGATCTATTTTAACTTCACAAATAGTTTCATTAAGAGAAGGAGCAGAAGATTTTTCTCTTGCAGCAATTAACCAGGAGCTTACACAGAATTTAGGAATTATAGAATTTAATAATTATAAGATAGCTGGTAAACAAGCTAAAAAAATGGGTTACTTAAATGCTATCTTTGGCCTGGGTACTGATTTAACAACTATGCAATCAACCGGTGTCTTTGATAAAAAACCAGATACAGGAGTAAAAGTAGGGGATGCACCATAATGGCAAGAGAAAGAAAAACATATCCAGGTGGTTTAGTTAGAGGTGGAGCTGTAGTTAATGTTGCATTTCCACAGTACCAAGTCATGGCTAGTGGTATGGATAGCTTAAATCAAAAACTAGATCGTATTAATAATTTTGCATTAAAAAAATTAGATAAGGATATGGAAAGAGCTGGTATTAAATATGCAGCAGAAAATCCTATTTCAACAGATCAATTCCTAGATGCTAATCCAGATCAAAAAAATAAAATGGTTAAAGGTAATCCTAATACTACTTATGGATCTGCTATTAGAGCTACACAATTAAATTTACTTACTTCTCAAATTACAATGAAAGCACAAAATGATTTTGCAGATCTTAAAACTAAAGCATATGCAAATAATATGGATCTTGAAACATACACTAACGAATTAAATGCTATTGTTAATGGATATACAGATGCTGTTTTAGAAGTAGATGGTGAGGCAAGTATTGTAGCCAATGCTAAACTTGCAACAACAGCTAATACATATCTTACATCTTATTCAGATAAATTATTAAAAGATTATAAGAATATGAAAGATGCTACTGTATTAAGTTACAGTAATCAAACCATAGAAGAAATACCAGATATTGTAAAAGGTGGAGCTGAACAAAGTATTAATGGGCCAGATGGTCAACCTCTACTTGGCGAAAATGGTGAACCTATAAAATTATCTTTAGATGATATTTTAAAATTGCGTAAGCAAGAAAAAGAACAAGAGCTTATAGTAAACAGAATTAGTCCAGAAAAATTATTACAATGGTCTAAAGATTGGGATGCTAGAGTAAATAGAGAAAAAGCAAACTTTTTATTTAGTGAATATGTTGATACTCCATTTAATTATAAAGCTGGTACTAATCATGCTAATCAAATTTACAAACAAGTTCAGAATGGAAACTTTGGTGGATATGAAAATTTAAAAAAAATATATGAAAGTTTACCAGAAGATAAGCAAAAAGAATTTAGAACAAAAGTTAAAGAATGGAAACAAAGTATTATTAAAGCTAAAGAAGATGATGATACTACACTTACATTAGATAAAAAAGATGAAGTAGATAATCTAAAACTTAAATACTACACAGCCAAAGCTGATGGTAATTATGAAGAGGCAAAACAAATTGTTGAAGAGGCAAGAGCTTTAGATGATGATTTATATATAGAGCTATCAGAAAAATTAGATGATGATGATAATGGTGGTGATTTTACAAAAGACCATACAGAAGATGGCCTAGGTTTTATAGATTTACAAGATGACTTAACAATTACAAAAGATCTTACTCATGAAAAAATACAAGAGGCTTATGACTTTAGATACATTACTAAAGAACAAAAATTAAAACTAGATGCAGATCTAGAAGTATCTAAATCTAAAAAATTTACAGAAGGTGAAAAGATTATGCGTAATGCTTTTGGTTATTCAGAGGCTACTATATTAAATAAAACTAAAAAAGATACAGCAGCTGCTAATTTGTATAGACAAAAATCAAATGAGTTACTTGCTTTTATGAGAGCTAACCCAGATGCTACAGCTACTGATATTCAAAACAAAGCATTAGAATTAACTCAAGGTGTAGAAACAAAAAAATTAAAAGAAGATGATATTAAAGAAATGAAAACTAACATTACTTCTAAAGAATTTAAACTTTCATCTAATGTTTGGAAATTGTATTTACAAAATTATTACACAACAGAAGATGGTGGGCCTTACAATCATGCAAACTACAGATCTGAATTTTTAGAAACACCAGAGGGTGTACAACGATTAATTGTTGAAATGGAAGAGTTAAAAGAAATAGAAGAGGGTGAATTGCTTGATAATAAATTTGATTTTGGAACAGGAATGAGAGATGATGTTTTTAAAAGACCAAGAGTAAATGGCAAACCTATAACAAACGAATTTATTGATAAATTTATAGAACAATTACAAACTTACAAAATAGCATTAGGGGAGCTTGAACAATAATGTCATCATTAGAAGAAAAATATTTAAACTACCTAGATTTTAAAAATAGTGATAACGATTACAAGCTAACTGAAAATGGTTATGAGTTATTTGAAAATAAGAAAAAAGGATTTTTACAATCTGCTAAAGATTACACAACTAATACATTACAAACATATAAAGATATTGGTAGCACAGTTTTAAAATATAATAATGAAATTGGAACCGGCATAGCTAGAGGTACAACTAAACTTGTAGAAAGTGTTGGTGGTTTAGGATTAGCAACATTAGAAAAATTAGATCTTGCTAGTGAAGGATCTGTACAAAAGTTTGGTGATTTCTTTGCTAAAGAAGTTTATCCAAGAATAGGTGAAACAGAAACATTAGCTGGAGGATTTGCAGAAGGTATATCTCAATTCTTAACTCCAGGTCTAGGTTACTATAAGTTATTTGGTACATTAATAAAAGCAAAAGGTGTTATGCCTTTTGTAACAAGAGCATTAGCAGCAGAGGCAGCAACTGTAGGTACAGCTCAAGTTCCTATGGATCCAAACTTTGTTAGCTTTATGTCAGAAATGTTTGGTATTGATACTGAACAAGCTGATAGTTTAAGTAAAGAAATATTTAATTATATTGCTACACCAGAAACAGAATACAATGCTGATACTGTTTTTAAAGAAAAAATGAAAGCTATTATTGGTGATAGTGCATTAGGCCCATTAGGTGAAGGTGTAATGTTATTAGGAAAATTATTTAAAGGATTAAAGAAACAGCCAGAAGTAGTTGAAGAATTAAACAATAGTATAAATTTATCTGGTGGATCTGCTATGAACCCAGATGGGCCTTTAGCAAAAGAAATAGATGAAGGTACTTTTTCTTACAAATCAGAATTAGAAGGGCCAGAAAAATTTGATACTGTTATGATTATGGATAGTATTGAACCGGTTATTATTGGTACAGGAAAAAATAACAAAGTTAAAGTTGAAGATATAATTAATCATTTTGATCAAGCTCCTAAACTAGATATTAAAAATCCAGATGATTTTAAATTAATGGTAGACCAAGGTGTTAAAGAAGTAACTTATCAATTAGATCAAAAAGTTACAGGGGCCGGATGGTATGACAAAGATATTAAAATAGCTATGGAAAAATTAGATGACATTAATCCTAAATTTAAAGGTAATGATCAAATAAAAGACATGGTAGTATTCTTTACAGCTATTGCCTCGCCAGGACAAAATGTTGGAATGGATTATAAAGTAGCTGCACAGATTGCAGATATTTATTTAGATACAGGAAAGTTCCCTACTACAAATCCTAACAGCCTTCGTAATTCAGAAGATGTAATGGTTAAATTAGGTAGAGCTGAAATAGGTGAAGAAAAAGGATGGACACAAAGATCTCACTTAAAAGGACAAATAGAATTTGTACAAAAGTATGTTGATGCAAATGGATTAGATGCATTTTTAGAATTCCTACATACTCCAACTACAAGAAGAGCATTAAATGATTTAAGAAAATCTTATGGAATGAAACCAATAGCTGGTGCTTTAGATAAAGAGATCTATGGAGCTGATATGTTTGGCCCTAAAGTAAGTAAATTTATGCAGAGCTTAATGGGTACTTCTGATGAGGCTGTTCCAGATATTTGGTTTACTAGAGGATTTAATAGAAAGTCCGGTAATGTTTATACTATT